AGCGACCAACTCAAAAAGCGTAGTGAAAGGATACAAACAGTATGAAGCGCGAGGATTTGAAAGCACTGAATTTGGAAGATGCCGCCATTGATGCAATTATGGCATTGCACGGAAAGAGCACTGAAGCTCTGAAAAGCAATCTCACCACGGCGCAAAGCGAAACAGACACACTCAGGAATCAACTCAAAGAAGCCAACACGCAAATTGAAGGCTTCAAAGGCATGAAGAAACCTGAGGAAGTTGACGCCGCCGTCAATGAGTGGAAAACCAAATTTGAACAGGCTCAAAAAGATGCCGCCGATCAAGTTGCAGCAATCAAGTTTGACGTTGCACTTAAGGACGCCCTCAAAGAGCACAAGGTCAAAGATCCCGCTGATGTTATCCCCCACCTAAAACGCGATATGTTGAAGCTGGGCGATGACGGCAAATTTGTCGGTTTGAAAGAACAGATTGACCCGCTGAAAACCGCCAAAGACTACTTGTTTGAATCCAGTGAACCCGCCCCAAAGATTGTCACGGGCGGCAACAATCCAAAAACAACTGTACCCGATGCACTCGAAACGGCTATGTTCAAAGGCGCGGGTATCAAACCACCTGAAGGATAAAAGGTAATGTCCACTTCTATTTCTCTCGTAAGCAAATTTCTTGCATTGATCGATGCGGTTTACAAGCTGGAAAGCAAAACCGCCATGCTTGACGCTCTCACCCAATCCCCCGACTTCTTGGGTGCCAATGAAGTCAAGGTAATGAAATTGTCCGCCGTTGGCTTGGGCAATTATTCACGCACTACGGGCTACCCTTCCGGCGACATCACCGCCGCTTGGGAAACCATGCAGTTGGCAGCCGAGCGCGGGCGTGCGTTCACTCTTGATCGCATGGACAATGAAGAATCCCTTGGCTTGGTTCTCGGCAACCTCATGCGCGAATGGATGCGTGTGTATGTCGGTCCCGAAATCGACGCGTATCGCTTTGCCAAGTACGCCGCCAATGCTGGTAACTATGCCAGTGATGCGACCCTTTCCACTGCCTCTGGCGTTTTGGCTGCTATTGACGCCGCCAATCTCGCGCTGAATGAAGATGAAGTCCCCGAGGAAGGGCGCAAGCTGTTCATCACTTACACCTTGTATGAACTTTTGAAGGGTGCTATGACTCGTACTTGGAGCAATGACGCCGCTCTCAATCGCGCTGTCAAATTCCTTGAACAGACTGAAATCATCCCCGTACCCCAGGCACGCTTTTACACCCAGATTTCTTTGAACGCGGGTGCAACCAGTGATGCAGGCGGCTTTGCAAAGCACGGTTCTGGCAAGGATATGAATTTCCTGCTTTTGCATCCCTCCGCTGTCATTCAGCCGATCAAGTTGAATCAAGTCAAGTACTTCGCTCCTGAAGTCAACCAACTGAGCGACGGTCATCTGTGGCAGTACCGCTTGTACCATGACGCGTTTGTCCCTGACAACAAAGTCAACGGTATTTACCGCCACAACAAGGCTTCATAGGTGGTGTGAAATGTTTCTCACCAAAGATGGTGTGACCTTTGAAGTCACTCACCCGAGCGAAATTTCTCGCCTGAAACGCGCCGGTTACAAGGAAGAAAGACCGGTAGCACCTGAAGCGCCTGAAACACCTGCTGCACCGATGGAAGTCAAGCCGGTGGAAAAGAAAACCACCAAAAAGGATGGTGAATGATGACACTCAAACCCGTATCCTCGGGCGGTATGCTCAAAGATGTCAATGACAACTTTGCCGACATCATGCCGCTTGGCAGCAATATCGGTCTTGGTGTGTTGCGTGTGGCACGGTTTGAATTTGACACCGCTGGGGAAGATAGCGCCGGTGCAGATAATACCGCCGTTGGTGCCCATGGCACTGGCGTAACCCTCCCAATCCATGCCATTGTTGTGGGTGGTTTTGTGGATGTGAACACCGCGTTCACTTCTGAAAATACCAACAACGGCACCATTGCAATCAAGGTCGAAAGCGCGAATGACATCATTTCCGCCGCCGCCGTGAGTGGTGCCCCGTATTCCACGATTGGACGCAAGGCGATTGTGCCGAAAGCCAACACGCCTGAATCAACCAGCGTGAAATGCACCGCTGCGCGTGAGATCACTTGTACCGTGGGTACTTCCATCCTGACCGCTGGAAAACTCACCGGTTACATTTACTACGTTGAAGGCGTTGCCTCCGCGTAACCTTTGAAATTAGCCTCAGCATGTCATACGCAAACTACACCCACTACAACACTGTGTTTCTTGGCAATGCCATTGCTGAGGCTGATTTTCCCCGTTTGGCTTTATTGGCGTCGGCACATATTGACAACATCACGTTTAACCGCGCCGCTGCAATCATCACCGCAGACGATCCTGAAGCCGATGTCACCGCAATAAAAAACGCCACATGCGCCATTGCCGAGGAAATCCAACGGCAGGAAAGCAGCGATAATGTTGACGGTATTGCCTCCGAGTCGCAGGGTAGGTACTCAGTAGCCTATGGTGCCAACTCCAATAGATCCCGCACCAATCAGCAAAAGATTGAAGATGCCGCCAAACTTTGGCTTAACTCCACTGCATTGATGTTCCCTGGCTTTTCATACGGCGAGTACGGAAACGAAAGCGACGATGATACCTAACGGGCACATCACGATATATAACCGGTATTTTGTCAGTCGCGTTGAAACCTATCAGCGCACGGTTATTAAGAATGTTGTGTGGGAAGCGACCAAGGCAGTTAGTGGACGGTCAACCGGTGTACTGGCGTCCAATGTGGCAACGGTATTCATCCCCATGGCACGTGGCGCGGATTATCTAAAGCCAAAGGCATGGCAGGCACTTGTTACAAAAACAGGAAACTGGACACTGCAAGAAGGTGATGTCATTGTGCGTGGTGAAATCACTGACAACATTACTACTGAGTACAAGTTGTCTGACCTCCGCGCCGAATATGACGATGTTGTTGTTATTTCCTCTGTCGATGCCATGGATCAAGGCTCGCCCAATGTGCAACACTGGGAAGTTGGCTGTAAATGAGTAACCATATCCAAATTGAAACGCCCCGAGGCGCGGTTGTGCTTGATGCCAATGGTAAGGCAGAGTTGAAATTCAAATCTAACTTTGCCCCACGTTGGACAAAGAAATACACCGCCGCGCAAAAGTTTGTTGATTCGGAAGTGCTGCGGTACTCAGAGCCATTTACACCGTTGCTCACGGGCACGTTGATTAAGTCCGGTATTCTGGGCACGGTTATTGGCAGCGGTACGGTGTCATGGATTACGCCATACGCAAAACGTCAATATTATCGCGGGCGTAGACCTGGCACTCAGCAAGCGGGTCCATTGCGCGGACGGTACTGGTTTGAACGCATGAAAGCGGTACGCGGTGAAACCATTGTCAAGGGTGCAAAGAAATTTGCAGGTGATAGGCAATGAGCATAATTAGCGCTATTCAAACGTACATCAAGACTTATAGCTCATTGGCAACAAATGCGCCGGTGTGGGTTGACTACATTGGCAAAGAACCTACTCAGTATGCAATCTCTCCCCTACCTGGCTCGCGGATTGTTGAAACCTATCTTGACAATAGCACCACGCGAGAATTTCCATTTGCATTTGAGTTAGTTGAATTTACCAGTGACGACGCAACCCGCTTGGAAAATCTCGGCTTTTTTGAAGCCTTTGCAGAGTGGCTTGAAACTCAAACAAAGGCAGGAACATTGCCGACATTAGCCACAGGGAAAACCCCTGAAAAAATCGAAGCACTCGGCTGGGGATACCTTTTGGATGAAGGTGAATCCGGTACGGGTGTGTATCAAATCCAATGCAAGTTAACCTACTCCCAAGTAGCACCATAGTTAGGAGAAAATATTATGGCTGAAACAAAAATCAAAAGAAGTAAATTTGCTCTTTTTATTGACACCACGCCTGCAAGCACCCCAACTTGGTCATTGATCGGCACTGGTTTTACAACTGGCACGGTCAATTACAATCCTGAGGTAACTACTGAGGGATACATTCACCAAGACAACAAAACTGCAACCGTGGAAAGCTATGCCCCCACCATTCAGATTGAGGGCAAAGCAATCAATGAAGAAGCTGTTTTTGAGTTTATCGATAATCTTCGCCGCACCCGCGCTGTGGGTAGTGCCGCTGAAACCGATATTCTCATGGTGTACGAATACGAAACCCCTGTAAGCACCGATCAATACCCTGCTGAGTTGCAGCCTGTCACTATTGCCATTGAAAACTTTGGCGGTGATGCGGTGACAACTTTGCAGCACTCATTCACAATCCATTTCCGTGGTGATCCCACAACTGGCTTGTATGATGTGTCTGGTAATTCCTTCGCCTAATCACACGAAGCCCGTATCAGAAATGGTACGGGCATGAGGTTTTATGACCCAATCCCTGACTATTGATACTGGCGTAATTCGGCTTGCAATCAACAATGATGAATCGCGGGTGATTGCCTTCAATCCCAATGACGCGATTTTTGCCGAGAAGTTTTACAAGATGCTTGGCACATTGCAGACCCGCTTTACTGAGTATCGAAAACAAGCCGAAGCCGTTGAATCAAAACAGGAAGCCGACGTAAACGGCATACCCCTGAACACTGGCGAGCGCATTGAACTGATGAAAGAAATTTGCCTTTTCGCCCGTGGGCAGATTGATGAATTATTCGGTGCCGGCACGTCGCAAAAAGTTTTTGAAGATACTCTCAGCATTGAAACCATTATTCAGTTTTTCGATGGTGTCAAACCGTTTGTGCAAAGTGCCCGCGCCGATAAGGTTGCAAAGTACACCAATAAGACGTACCAAAAACGCAAATGAACATCCTTACAGATGCCCCGCCTGAGACGGTTGAAATCAATACTACTGAGTACCGACTCAATACAGATTTTCGGGCGTGTCTCAAAATCATCATGGCGTTTGAAGATAACGAACTCACGCCACAAGAAAAGCAATTAATCTTGCTGGGCAACCTGTACTCAGTAGTGCCAAATGACCTAAACGCCGCGCTTGACCGTGCTAACTGGTTTTTGAACGGCGGCAAAGAGGATGCCAACACCAACACCGAAGAAAACCCGCGTGTTTATTCGTTTGCGAAAGATGGAAATTTCATCTACGCCGCATTTCGTCAAACACACGGCATTGACCTTGCAACCGCGCAACTTCATTGGTGGACGTTTTTAGCCTTGTTTATGGACCTCGGGCAAGACACAACATTTTGCCAGTTGACCGCACTCCGCAAGCGATTGAAAACAGGCAAAGCAAGCAAAGAAGAGCGAGCAGCCGCCCGCGAAATGGGCGACATGATTGATCTACCTGACATTGACAAACGCACACTTGACGAAAAAGAACTTGAAAATGAATTTCTGCGCAAGGTCAAGGCATTAGAGGAAAAACGCAATGCAGTATGACGGCAGTATCAATATTGATACAAAAATCAATACATCTGGCATGAACAAAGGCACGAAATCAATTAGCGCGTCTCTTAAGGGCGTGCTATCTTCTGTCATGGCAGTTGCCAAGACCATGGCGGCGGTATTCATTGGCGGGTCAATTATCAATGGCATTAAGTCATTGATTGGGCAATTCGATATTATGGGTTCATCCATTGGGGCGAGTGTAAAAACATTGTCTACGTCATTTGATGCGCTGAAAGGTGCATTTGTAAATCTGCTATTGACCGCGCTTGCACCACTCATCCCCTACGTCATTGCTTTTGTGCAATGGCTTACTACATTGCTAAATGTTGTGACGCAAATCATCGGCGCATTGTTCGGTGTGAAAGCTGGATTCGGCGGCGTGGCAAGTGCTGCGGGTGGGGCGGGCAAAGCAACCAAAAAAGCGGCAAAAGATGCACAAGGCGCATTGGCGGCATTTGACCAAATCAACGTGCTGCAAACTCAAAAAGACCAACCAGACGCGGGCGGTGGTGGTGCGGGTGGTGGGTTATCCGTGCCCGCTGTTGATCCCATATCACCTGAACTACTTGCCAAGTTGGAAGATTTCAAAGCGCGTGCGGGTGAATTTTTCAAACCACTTACTGAAGCACTCGGGCGGCTCTATGAATCGCTTAAGCCTTTGGGTCAAACCATTTGGGATGGACTGAAATGGGCGTGGGATAACATTCTTGTACCGTTGAGTACTTGGGTAGTGACTGACCTACTGCCCGCGTTTTTGGATTTACTCGCGGGTGCGTTAGATGTACTAAACGAGGTTTTGATAGCCCTTGCCCCGTTGTGGCAAGAGTTTTTTGATAACTTCCTGAAGCCACTGGCAGAATGGGCGGGTGGGAAAATTATCGAATTCCTTGACTGGCTTGCAATCAAACTTGGCGAACTGGCAACATGGATTAAAGAAAACCCTGAAAAATTCCGCGAGTTTGTCACGGTCATTGGAATTCTTTTGCTTTCCATTCTTGCGTTTTTCGCCACAGTTGCATTGTTCACATCCGGCATTGCCGCGCTGACTACCGCAGGTTTTGCGGCAATCATTGCGTTCATTATCTTAGTAATAGCCAATTGGGAAAACTTGGGAAACACCATTAAGCAAATCGGCTTCATTGTTGGCTTTTACATTTCCCAAATGGGCGAGAAAATCAAACAAGGATTTTTCACGGCATTGGATGCCGTCAAGTCCAAGTTTGAATCCATCTTCACGGGTATTCAAAACTTTGTCAAAGGCGCGATAAACAATATCATTGGTTATATCAATTCCATGATTTCAAGCGTGGTAAATGGTATCAATGGCTTGATTGGCAGCTTCAACACAGTTGGCAGCCTTGTGCCTGGCTTCAGCGCGGTTGCCACAGTATCAGCGCCACAGATCCCGCGATTAGCAACAGGCGCCGTCATCCCGCCAAACAGTGAGTTTTTGGCGGTGCTAGGCGACCAACGAAGCGGTACGAACATCGAAGCCCCAGCGGATTTGATTCGTCAAATTATCCGTGAGGAATTGGGCAGCAATGGCGGCGGCTCTCAAAATATCAACATTACATTTGGCGGCACAATGGGCGAATTGGTACGCGCTTTGAAGCCACACATTGACCAAGAGAATCAGCGCGTTGGACCGTCGTTTATTCAGAGTGGAGCGAATATCTAATGACCATTGTGATTGACAGCACCACGTTTGATATTCCTGTGATTGCCATTAAGCGCAAAGCAGAGTTTTTGGATAAATTCGCAGAGCGCACAGAGGACGGCATTTTGCACCGTGAGTTGATCGGCGTGTATTTCAATTACTCGCTGGAATTTGGACGCACAACCAATACTACTGAGTACGCGTCTCTTTTCGAGAAACTCACTGAACCAGTGGAATTTCACACGGTAACGGTGCCAGATGTTGACGCTACACCTTTGACATTCACCGCATATTTTGCCGGTGTTGCTGATGAAATCCGTAAAGACACCACAGCAAAGACGTTTTGGAAAAATCTTACTGTAAATTTTATTGCCAAGGAACCCACAAGGACACCATGAAAAAAATTGCATGGATTTATGCAATTATTGCGTTGGCATTTTTGATTTTACCAATACCCATGCCTGGAACAAATGGAGCCTACAACTCTGTTTCAGACCTGTATTGGTGCAGTGACCATTTTTCATGCCTGCATGAAAAAGCGCACCAAATGGACAGAAATCAAAACTGGATAAGCCATACAGACGCATGGGCAAACGAATTGCATTTATATGTGCTTGTTCAGTCTCGGATTGACAAAGTTGATCCGTATGTAATAGAAATTCTGTCCAGTTTTTTGGATTATCGCCATAAGTTTTATTATGTTTTCAATGACCCGAGCGCGGAATTGTACGCAAATATATATGCTATGTCTGATGGAACAAGAGAAAAAATGCCGGATAGTCTAGAGCCGTTTTATTTATGGGGTAACACCAATGACTAAAACAACTCCAGTGTTTGTATTGCGGTATGGTGACAGCGTTGCCATGAAAGATGGTAGTGCTTTTGCATCTGCCAATACTCATGTTGCATCTGACTTAACCAGCTTAGTCAATGGCGATGGAAACAAACATTTATTGTATGCTACCTTTGAGCCTGATAGCTGGTTGCTTGATGGACGGCATAAGTTTATCCCCGCTTCATCTACAAAGGTGGGTTTTGTCAGTGACGTTATAAGCGATTCTAACGGCGATTTTAGCAGCCCGATTTTATTGACAATCACCTTGGATAGCACCTACACATTTGAGCAACTTGTACGCTTTTCTTTTTCGGAGATTTCAGGCGACTATTGCACAGAGCTAAAAGTAGAGTATAGAAACTCATCTAATGTTTTGATTGACGATGAAACCTATTACCCTGATACGTATGAGTACAGGGCAGAGTTACCCACTAAGCCAATTGCCAATGTGAAATATATCCGCGTGTATTTCTATTCAACCAATCGCCCGTATCGGCATTTGCGATTATTGGATATTGGATTTGACGATATTTTATTTCGTGGTAATGAGATCAAATCCGCGTCAATCGTGGAAGAAATCAGCCGGTATTCTACAGAGCTAAAATCAAACTCGCTTGAAATTTCTTTGTTTTCGCCCAGCGGTGAATTCTCAGTAGTTAGCACAACCGGCATGTTTGCAGGGTTGGAAGAAAATCAACCCGCCGATATGTACGAAGAAATTGACGGTGTGACCAATTACATGGGCAGGTTTTATCTTAACAATTTCAACAGCCCCACACCAAATAGAATGGATTTGTCTCTTAAAGACGGTATTTCACTTCTTGATAAATCAAATTATCTTGGAGGGTTTTGGAATACCCACATTCCAGCAGCCGATATATATTCAGATGATCTTATTATTGAAATTATGGAAGCTGCTGATTTAGATTATCAAATAGATGCAGAATTAGAAAACATTGCAATGAATGGTGTTTTACATATTGGGACATGTAGAAAAGCATTACAACAAGTTTTATTTTCTCTTGGTGCTTATGCAACTTGCTCGCGTTCCAATAAAATATTAATTCATAAAGCTGAATTATCTGAAGATATTGTCACGCCGGATTACGAATTAACGCCTTCGGAAAAAGGATTATCACAATCTGTTGAATTAAAGTCACTGATTACCAGTTTGGAGCTTCAATATACTGAATATGCAATTGACGAAAGTATTCATTTAGGAGGCGGAAATTATTCAAATGTAAAAACAATTTTTGATGGGAACCTTGAATTAGGAACTCATATAATTGATTTATATCCTGATATTGGATATGCTTTTACTGGTTTAGGTGGAAAAACTGCCGTTGTGTCATTTGATTATACTTCTACTGGAAGGCGAACATATTTAAAATTTGAATGTACAACTGCTGGAACTTGGCAGCAAGCATTTTCAGGATTTACTAGCGGTAAAAAATGGACACACACAGTTTCTCTTGGTGGGGTTTCAGATAAAAACAGAATCACAATTAAAGACGGCAACTTTGTAAGTATCTCAAATTACTCTGACCTTGCTGACGAACTCTTTAATTATTTCCAGGAGCGATACATTCAAAAAGTCAGACTTTACGCAACGCCTATCAAGCCTGGTGATTCGGTTGTAGTTGACACCTACGACGGCAAACAGATTCAAGGCATTGTGGAAAAGGTGAGTACCAACC